GATAATACTTAGGTCTCTGCTTAAATATTCCTCCGTGAGGAGATGATGACAGAGGATATGCTGTCCAGCGATAATTAGCAGGATACCGACATCCTCCTACAACAATCATAATAAAGTAATTTTATAATAAAAAATAAAATCAAATTTTATATTAAACTTACTGAATGTCAGAGAATGGAATTGAACCTGAACCTGACCCTATTGAAATACAACCTATGTCAGTAGACCAATTTGCTGGTGCGGTTGTGCTTATTCTCGGAGCAATAGGGTCATTACTACTTGTTATATGGCAAAGTAAATGTCATTGTAAAATGAACTTATGTTGGATATTTCAGTGTGAAAGAAGACCACCCAGTGAAGAAGAGATGAAATCATTAAAAGACCAAGCAAAAGATATGAAGAAAAAACAAGATAAAACAAATAAGAAAGCATCAGACGAAGTCAAGGAAATTTTAGATAAAGAAGAAGAAATACTTGAAGAAACACAACAATTACAGAGAAAGGATAGTATGGTAATCACTGAATTAACAGACCCACCTAACCCTTCCAAAGATACTTCACCGCCCAATAATTAGCACTATTCTTATCCTTCCACGCTAAACTACCATCCTTCTTTCTGATACCTTTTGCTCTCGCAAGATAACTCTTTCTCTGTGCTGCTGTCGCAGAACCTGAACGGAAATCATCCATCCCTGCCGCACCAAAGTGTATTAGTTTCTTACCACCTGATGCCGACTTAACATATACCGAATATTTCTTACCTGCTTTCTTAGATTTGAAAGGTTTGTAAAGAGGTTTTGACTTGTCGCTCATTTTTAAATATACAATCAAAAAAATTATCAAAGTATTATTATAAAATGGCGGAAAGAAAAACCAAAGCACCAGATGACCCTACTATATTTGTAGGTGGTAAACCTAAGATAGATATAAATGCTAACAAATTACAGATTAATGAGTTTCTTAAAAGACATAAGGTAATTAAACCTTCACAGGGTGGAAAGAGAAAATCACTTACACAACTGAGACAAGAACTCATTGATGGAGGACACGTTGTAGGTGTCAAAGGTAAAACAGGAACTACAAAGACAAAAGGTGGTGGTGCTCGGAAACAAGGTGAAGAAGATAAGAAGAAACAAGAAGAATATAAGAAAATTTTAGCAGCAAATCCTCAGGGATTTAATGTTAAGAATGTTAATCCAATAGGTTTCACTATAAAGGGTTTCAATACACCAATTGATGCTTATAAACCTACTACCGAAGAAATATTCTCATCAGGATATGGTGGTATTCCAATAAGTAATCCTGCTTCAAGTGTCTCTTCACCAAGATTAGAATTACAGGAAGATTACTTGAAAACACCATCAGAGATGAGAGATTACCTAACATCAAGAGTTCCTGTTGATGATTTTAGAAATTTAAGAAAAGCAGAACTAAGAGAGTTGTATAATAAAGTTAGAGAGAGTAGAGGTGAAGAAGAAGATTATAGTGAAGGTAAATCTGTGGCAGAAATGAAAGCGGAACTTATAATGAATAGTGGAGTTAATCTTGAAGGTCTTTCAAAAAGAGAAATAAGAATACAATATAATAAGATGGTAGCAGTAAAACTTGGTCAGACAGATACAACAGATTATAGTAAGGGTATGAAGATATCTGATATGAGAGATTATTTATCAAGTAAAATACCTAATACTGTTTTCAAAGATATGAGAAAGGGTGAAATTAGACAATTATACAATAGGGAAAAACGTATTGAAAATAGACAAGTCCCTGAAAAAGTTGTTGTTGATGATTTATCACCAGAAGTTTACATACCAGCAGGTAGGGATGTAGATACAGATGATGAAAGTATTGATGATGATGACATAGTAGCAGATTTTTCAGAAGAAGAAGAATTAGATATATTAGAGTTAGATTATTCAGATGATATTATCACAGAAGAAAAATATACAAAAGAAAAAGCAAGATTATTAGGTAGAATTGAAGAGAGAAAAGAAGAACGTGAATTAATGACACAATATATAGCAGCAACTGACGCAGTATTTGAAGCAGAAGAAAAAGCGAAACAAGAAAGAGAAGCACAGGAAGAAATAATTAGGCAAGAACAAAGATTAAGAAATTTAAGAGAAACATATGATAATCCGAGAGCATATCCAGCAAGAAGGAGAGTAGCAGCAGTAGAATTAGGATTACCACCACCACCTGATTTAGTCGCAAAAGGTAGAGGAACAATACAAGAAGAATTAGCACGGACATTTTCTCCTGATGAAGAAGATGATGATGATGAACCCCTCACTCTTGATGATATGAAAGAATTTGAATATGAAGGCATCACTTATTATTATCACGGAGGAGAACTACTGGAAGAGGGAATAGAAGTATTTAATGAAAAGTTAGATATAGTTGGAAGATTAGGTGAAGAAACAGGTAGGAGAAATTATCAAGGAGGTGGATACTATCAAGATGAACACGAAATTATATTCAAGAATAAGGAATATGAAGACCACCATATTTTATGGGCAGGTTAAAAATGAAAAGTGTAATAATTACACTTTTGAAAAATGACACAAATTTTTTCTAATTTTTGTATTGGAAAAATTATCTTATTAGGAACTATATATGTCATATCTTGCTGATGTTGTTTTACCTGAAAAGGAAGTAGAAGAAGTAGAAGTCAGAGAAATAGATGATTATGTAGATGAAGTAGAAGTAGAAGATGATACAGGTGTTGAGGAGGAAGTTGAACCTCTGCCTCCCCCACCTCAAAAAAAGGATAAATTAAAAACTGAGGATATATTTAGACCTAAACCAGCACCTACCAAGAAAGTCAAGGTTGCCCCTGAACCACAGGAGATTACAGAACCAATAGTCCCTAAAATCACACCTGTTAAAAAGAAACGTCAACTCTCTGAAAAACAGAAGGAGGCACTGCGTAAAGGTCGTGAAGCAAGAATGAAAAAGAAACAAGTAGAACCTGAACCTGTATATGAAGCACCTAAATCAGAAGTAGAATACAAAGAGAAAAAGATGAATGAAGATTACCAAAGACAGCATCCTGTGAATAATGGTGGATTTTCACAAGATGATATAGCAGAAATGATATTTCAAGGAGTTCAAAGATATGATACAATTAGAAAGAAACGCAAAGAAAAGAAGAGAGCAACACAAGCAAAACAAAATCAAGAGAAAAAGGTATTTAATGACTTGAATAGTCAACTGGCAGCACAGCGTCAAACTTATGACCCCTGGTCTGCTGCTTTTAATTTTTAGAAAGTGTAATAATTACACTTTTACATATTTAGATGTTGCTTTATCAATATCATCTGTTATTTTACATCTTCTATCTTTCAATAGTGGATTAGGTCCTGCTTTCTTTTGTTTAATACTCACTAATCCTGGGTATGTATCAACTAATACTTTTAATGTTTTCTCTCCTTCTCTATCAATACCAATACCACCTTCTGCGATGTATTTTGTTTTACAACATAGGTAATTTAATCTAACAACACCACCATCAGCAATATAGTGTTTAATACTTCTTTCATAATCATCTCTTGCTCCGATATCAGGAGTATGACTACATAGTTCTTTCTTAATTATAACACCAAATAGATGACCAATAATAAATTTATAATCATATGTAATATCATTCTTCATAAACATACAATTATCAACAGGATACACTCCCCACATATGCCTACCTGATTTCTCACATTCTTCAAATGCTAAATCAAACTCTTTCTTCAAATCAAGTTCATCATTAGCAAAACTCGGTGGTTCCCAACCTCTCGGATTTTTCATCTTGATTAATTCAATATCATCATCAAATGATATTACTTTATCACCTTCTTTATAATGTTTAAGGAAGATAAACTCTCTAATTTCTCTAATACCTTTCTCACCAATAAAAATATTATAATCAGGATATCTACTTTTGTATAAGTCATATTGTTCTTGATTAGCAACAAAGATGTCAATGATTGATTTATCAAATCCGTGTTTCTCTAATGTCTTTAATGTTTTCTGTCCTAATCCCTCAACTCTATTGTAAGATGGTATTGCTATCCGATACATTTTAGATTTTCAGATATTATTTTTTTTATTGTTTAAATTAAAAAATTATTATATATATAATGAATAAATATGGCAGTTCAGACAAGGATGATGAAAAGACAAAATCAAGAAGCGGAGGAAGTAAAACTCAATTTGTGCCAAGAATTGTCCCTGTGGTTCCACCAGAAGATACAGGAAATGACGGACACCCTGAAATACATCCGCATCTCCCTCAAATTGCGGGACCTGGTGGAGGGGCACTCCTCTTGATGATATCACCTGTAAGAACAGGTAAATCTACTATTATCAGTAATCTTTTGTTAGGTGATAGTGATATGGGATTTTATGATGCTCAGGAGCGTTTCCATACAACAACAATCATAAGTAATACAATTGCTAATGATGTCACCAGTAGATTTTTAGCAAAGGCATTTGATACTCACGATAGTTATAATGATAGTATTATTGATGGTATTGTTCAACAACAGAAAGGTTATGATAAAGAAGAACAACCTGATATTGCGGTCATTCTTGATGATTGTTTAGGTTCAATTCGCAGAGAAGCAAGAATTAATCATTTAGCATCACGTTTCAGGCATTTCAATATTAAATTATTGATTATCAGTAGTCAAAATTTCAGAAGTTGTAGTCCTATCATTAGGCAAAATGCTACTAATGTATTAGTAGGTTCTCCTTTTCCAAATCAGAAAGAGTTAGGTAAGATGGCAGAAGAATATGGAGATGTATTCGGTGGTGCTGATAACTGGTTAAAAATTTATCAAAAAGCAACACCTGATAAATATAATTTTTTACATATGGACTTTCAGAGTAATCCACCAAAGGCATATCGCAACTTTGAAGAACTGATAGCAGAAGGACCTAAAATTATCGGTGATATTCCAACACTTGATGAAGATTTAGAATTTTCAGATGAAGAAAAAAAACTTTAATATATTATAAATTTACAAGATGGATATGTATGGAATATCTCAGGCAGCGATGGAAGCAGATAGTCTACACGGAAAAATAGCACTTGAAAGACAAAACGCACAAGACAAATATGACGCTGCTACAAAACTATTCAATCAGAGAATACAGCAAACAAAGCAAAATGATAGTAGAGAAAATGATGAAGATATAGCAAAAGATAGTTTAAATCTTCAAAGTGTGTATGGAACAGGTAAAGGTATCTATGGTGGTGTCAGTGGAGCAGCAGCAGGAGCAAGTGAAGCATATTCTTCTGCGAGAGTAGGGCAAACTTTTGTAAGAGGAGCAAGACCAGCATTCTTAGGTGGTGGAGCAGATGCGGCAGAGGGAGCAGGTGTATTACGTTCTATGGGGTCAGGTGCGGCAGGAGGAGCAAAGGGTTTTGTATCAGGATTGAATGAAGTAGGTGGTGGATTAAGTTTACCGAAAGCATTAGGAGGGTCAGGATTAAAAGGTATTACAAAATCTGTTGCTGGTGGTGGTGAAGGTCTTGGTGGTGTAGAAGGAATAATTCAGAAAGGTCTTGTTAGTAAAGGAGCAAGTGAAGAAGCAGCATTTGTCGGTGGTAAGGCATTTGGAGCATTAGGAGGATTAATTACAGGTGGTGAACAAATAGATAGTCTTATTGAAAGTGGTGGTAAATCTGCTTTCACACGTGTGAACGCACAGGGTAAACGTGTTGAGGAAAGTGGAACAGATAAAGCAGGTGAAATACTTTCAGAAGCAGGAGCAGCACTTGATGTAGCGTCTGCTTTTACAGGTGGTTTATTAGTTCCTTTCGCAGCAGCAGTAAATTTAGCAGGTGCTGTCACCAGCGTAGTCGGTAGTTATGAAGATGAAAAAACAGATGATAAAAATGTAGGTTTAAAATCAGATGGAACAGTAGATGATAGTGCTAAACCGACTAAACCATCCGCCCCCGCATCACAAGCATTCACAAGTTTAGGATTTGTAGGTAATATGTCTCATAATCCACTTGCTAATATAGCATAACCGAAGGATGCTGTGCTAAGTGTAATAATTACACTTTTTAAATTTTTAAAATTATTTTAATTTGTTTTATATATCATAAATATAAATGGCAAATTTTTGGACTGCGGAAGACAAAATACCTATCGGACAGACTAAGATTGCTGTTCCTGCGGAACACGGATTAGATTATGACCCAGGACAGAAGATTGAATTTCATATTCCTGCTTCTGTAAATTTCTTTCAACCGAAGGAAAGTTATTTGAAGTTTGATGTTCAACTAAGTAATTCTGGCGACCCTCTTTTCTTACAACTTGATGGTCAACTAGGTGGGCAGGTTTTAATCAGAGACCTGAGGGTATATTCTGGTGGTTCAGGTCGCGTATTACTTGAAGAATACCAAAATTATAATGTTTTAACAGCATTAAAATATGATTATGAAATCAATGATACTATTAAACAGAAACGTGCTCTTACCGAAGGTTGTGTATATTATGATGAAAGCACACGTTCAACGATGGGTATGACACAGGATACTGCTAATAACATCAAGACTAATCCTTACTTTGAAGCACCAGGAACTACAAGAGATGCTACAAGTGCTGAACCAGATTTACGTAAGGCAAAATGTCTATTACCACTTAATACAGGTATTTTCCAAAATGATAAGATTTTCCCTGTCGGTTTAACCGAAGGATTAATCGTAGAAATTATCCTTGAAGAAAAGAAAAATTGTGTTCGTGCTCTTGATACTGTTTTACGTAGACGTAAACTTATGGCAAATCCTGTATTCTTATCATCTAACTCTACATCTGATACTGCTGCTGTTGCTGACCCTAACAATGCTCCTCAGTTTCCAACAGGAACTTCTGTTGCTAATGGTAGTGCTTTCACAGAGTTCTTTGTTAGACGTGATAATGTGATGGGTATAAATGCTTCTGTTGGTGGTAGTCAACTTCCGTTCTGTATTGGTCAGAAAATTCAGTTCTGTAAGTTCTCTACAAATACTCTTAATCCATCTGTTTTTGGTGATGCTTCTGGTATAATTACAAATATATCTTATGTTGCTGGTAGTGTAAATGCTACAAAGATTACTCTTGCTGCTCCTTATTCTCCTACTACAACAATGTCTCAAGATTTCGTAGTAGTTGATATGTCCCTTGCTGATGCTACTCCTGCTACTTGGGCACCATCATATAAAATCACTGATTGTGAATTTATAGTCCAGCAAGTCACTATGCCAGGTGGTTATACATCTAAGTTAGCATCTATGATGAAAGAAGGAGGTGCTATGAATTATGATTTCTTATCTTTCACAAATTACAAGACTTCTCAGATTGCTTCAGAAAAACTCACTACGTTAAGAGTTCCATTAGTTCAGTCAAGGGCAAAATCTGTATTAGCAATCCCTACTGATGCTTCGGTATATACACAGAAACAAATTATGGATGGTGATGGTACTGTTTTAGAGAATTTTGAAAGAGATGATTTTGATAAAGTTTCAAAGAAAAATGCTAATCATTCGGTTCGTCCTGGTCTCGTAGGTATTACTGATAATCTAACTCAATATCAGTTATTCTATGATGGTAGGTTAAATCCATCTCGTAAGGTTAAATGTAGTAAGATTTCTGATAAGGGAAGTGTTGACCAGCAACCACTCATTGAGTTAGAGAAAGCACTTGTGATGGCAGGTATCAAACCTCATAGTATGTTAAATTTCCAAAAGAATTTCTGTATCGGTCGTGCTCTAAGTTTACAGGATGGTGTTTATGATACACGTGGTAAGGATTTCCAATTACAGGTTGAGTATCAGGAAACTGACCCTCCCGATAAGAACAAACTATGGAATGTCTGGTGTGCTCATCTTCGTAGAATTGTAATCTCTGGAAATGCTATTGGTCTACAAGTGTAATTATTACACTTTTCAGATTTTAAAATTTCTTCTTGTAAAATTTATTGTTTAATATAGTATAAATTAAATGACAAGTTATTCTACGCATCAAGAGATTGTCCCGAGTAATATTACGTCTGATGGTAAGTTATCTTACTACAACGGACAACCTACTATTCAGTTTCTCATTGGAGAACAGGATAGATTTATCAAACCAGGAACTCTAAGACTTGTCGGTGAGTTTACAGTGTGGAAGGATGCCGCAGGAACTACTCTACCAGTTGAAGCAGATGGTATCCGTATGAATGAACGTTTAGGTGTCAATGCTGTTATTGACCAACTTACTATTTTTAGTCAGAAATCTTCTCAGGTAATGGAAACTATTAATCATCATAATCGTATGATGAGTAGTTATCTATCTGTCACTCAGAGTTTAGATGATTTCGCAGGTCATACATATGAAACTTCACTGCGTTTCCCTAACTTTAAGGGTCAGGAACTCGGTGTAATTACCAATACACAGGCAGACCAAGCATCAGGTAAAAATGAATTCTGTATTCCTCTTGTGTGTGGTTTATTTTTAGGAAAAGACCCTATCCCTCTCTCAGGTCAGTGGGGAGTAGGTGGTTTACGTATTGAAATCCAGTTAGCACCTGATAGTAATGTATTATTCTCAAAGGATAACTCACCAACTAATCTACTTAATGCTCATTATGAATTATCTAATGTAAGACTTATTTGTGAAGTTGACTCACCAGAACCCGACCAGTTATCTCAACTAATGTCAAATCCAACCAATACTTTTGTTTACAATAGTATTACATCGTATTATCAGACTATTAACTCTGCGAATGCTAATCTCAACTTTAACCTTGCCCTCTCCAAGGTGCTGGGTGCTTATATGAATGTTGTTCCTGCTTCTCATATTAATAATCTGACAAGGGATGGTTTAGCAACTCTTCCTTTTACTAATTCAGATGGTTCGGTTGCGGTTGTTGAACAGGCGGTATTTACTCGGGGTGGTGAAAGATACCCTCTACAATACAATTTAGATACAACACAAAAAGAAACACCAGGTAATGAAACTATGGATAGTCAGTTAGCAAGAAATTATATTAATTCTGTAATGAGTTTCCAGCGTGTTGCTCGTTCCAGCGTCACTACATCTAACTACAAGTATTTTGCTATGACTGATAATTACAAACAGGCGAAAGAGTTAAAAGATGGTGGTTCGGCATATGGTTTAGGTATTTCATATGATAGTATTTCAGACCAGGGTATCAATTTCTCTCAGATGCCATTTGGTGTTCAACTCCAACTTCGCTTAACATCGGATAGTCCACAATCTATTTTCCTCTTTGTTCATAGCAAACAGACTTGTCTATCTACTCCACAGGGTATTCAGGTATTGAAATAAATTTAAAATTTCTAATTATTAATTTTTTCATAGTATTATAACATATATATAATGTCTATGACTTCTGCTCCTCCCGCTTCCTCTTCTGGTGGTGCCGCTCCTGTTGGTTCTGGTGCTATCCCTGATTTAGTTAAGATTGGAACTATTCCAACTGATACAGCAATTGATGTCGCAACAGAGATTTTAGAACCTGTCCATTTCTCACAGAGTGAAGCAAGGTTCGTATTATCTAACAAAGGTATTTTACATTCTAACTCTCGTATTACATTTGGTCTTCAAGGTGATGTATTTGACGCACCTACAACTGGTCAACGTGCTTTCTTTCCTATCAATATTGGTGTTGCTTCTCTTCTTCAACGTGTGAGACTAACAGTCGGCGGAAAGACTATTAGTGAAATTGAAGATTTCAACCACTATTACGCTTATGAAAGTAATTTCATTTCTCCTGAGAATATGAAAGAAAGGGAACAAGTATTTACAGGACGTATAGGTCTTGGAACTCGCCCAACACTCAGAGAAAGACAGGCGGAATATGAAGATGCTGGAACTGCTACTAACAATATTGAAAGTATCCAAGAAGCAGATAGTATCTGTATTGATAATGGAAAGGATTTTGATTACTCTACCGAGAATAACGAAATTCCAGCAAAGAACGAAGTTATCGCTGCTTCAAGAAAGATCTGGGCGTGGCAGGATGATAACAATAAGGGTGTTTTCTCTATTCTTATTGCTGATTTATTCCCTTTCCTTAAAATGAACCAACTTCCTCTCTTTATGTTAAAAGAACAGGTTATGATACATCTTACCTTTCAGGACCAGGTTGCCAGTATCGCCGCAACGGGTTCACAACGTATCTCTACTTCTCTTGGCGATGTTGCGAACAATGATGCTACAATTGTAAGAGATGAATGTAAGATGGTTGCTGATTACATTTTCTATCCACAAGAAATGATGGAGCAGTATGCTCAGGCAAATGCTAATATGAGTTTCAATTATGTTGATTATCAGTTTGTAAAACGTGATGTTTCATCTGCTGAGTTTGCTGGTCAGTTAATTCAGAATGTTGGTGGTGCTGGTCGTATTGTAAATAAGATATGTGTTCAGGTTGAAAACAAGAAACCTTTTGACCAGGGATTAATCAATAATTATGGAAGTGATACACCGCTCGTCACCGCTCTTGGCACTGGCACAATTGAGACTAATTTAAGATACAATGATTTATTCTTATATCCTATTGACGTCACTAATTCTGCGAGACAATTTCATAACATTCTAATGACAGAAGGTCGTGTTCCACACATCTGTCGTGATTTCTACTCTGGACAGGGTCAGTTAGCAAAGGAAGCAGAATTTGGTGCTTTTGAAGATTATGCGATTGGTGCTGCTCCTGGTGGAGGTTCAACTGCTCTTGTTTCTGACTTACGCTCTCGTGCTAACTGGCACTGCTATCGCCTCAATCGTGGTGAACGTGTCAATAGCAGAGGTATTGAATTATATGATAAGAGGACAACTATGAGCGGTTCTTCTACTCTCCGTGTATGGATACAGGTAGTTAGGATGGCACAACTGGTTGATGGCAAGATGGAGGTAATGTATGCTTAAATTTCCATATAAATAGTAAAGTGTAATAATTACACTTTTCAGTTTTTAAACTTTTTTAAAATATATATTATATACAAATATAATATGGAAGAGACTATATTAGTTGAATGTAGTAGGCAATCCAGCATAGAAGGAACTACACAGAACTTCACTACTGAGGCAGAGTGGACGTGTGAGTGCGGTGATGGTATTGTTGTAGATATCGGTGATAAAATACAAGTTCATTCAGGTTTTGTATCAGAAAAAGGAGCACAGGCAGGTGAAATAGAAATCAAAGAAAGAGACAGAGGAGAAAGTATGTTAGTTGAAGTCAGTAAGGATATAAAATATTCAATTCCTTTTGAATATCATTTACCTGATACGCCATCAGAAAGTGTAGGATTGAAACAAAGATATGATTTTCAAATGGAAGAGGGAGGAAATCATACTATACCTATTGAAATCAATGATGGAGAAACAAATGTTATATATTCACCTTATAAGACTGCTAACGGAGAGTATTATATTACATTACCAAGAAGACACGTTGGTGTCGCTGAGTTCGCAAAAACTCACAACCTCGCACCCTTCAACACGTTAGATGCTAATGATGGTCCTTTTATTTCAGGTCATAATTTAGGAGCAGGTGTGATGGGTAATATTATGTATCAATTAGATGGAGAAGCACACACACTCGCACATAGTGGAAACAACTTCACAGAAGCGTGGCAATTTAATCCAAATGATTATAAATTAATGCTACCACAGGGTGCTAATACTTATTCAGGTTCTCTAAACCGCACACATAGAAAGGGTCTTATAAAAAATGATAATAGCAGATATACTATTTTCAGAGCAAAGAAAATTTACAGGTCAAAGTTCGCTGCTTTTGAAGACACAGGAGAATATATAGGTAATCTTAGTCCTATGACGCCCGACGCAGTAGGGTCTGCTGGGTGGTTTGACGCTTTTGATAAGAGAGACCCTGCTACCTTGTTAGAGTGGGAACAAGTCAGAGAGTTAGTTAAATTATCATCTAAAACAGGATTTAATAAACCACAGGATGTTTCAGTTGAACTTTCACAACAATTAAATTTAAGAAGTGAAGAGAAAAGTAGGTCTCTTATTAGTAGGGTTGATACTCACGGAATGGCGACGCAGAATGTTATGTATAAATATTATGAAAGTCCTTGTTATAAGGCATATAGTTGTGCTGGTTCACATTTTGATAAGGATGCTTTTGAAAAATTCAAGAGAGTTGATACTACTACTGGTAATGTAGGAGATGTTCTTGATACAGCACATCAATACTTATCTCAATATCAACATATAGGTGTTAAGAGACCAGAGTTATTTATACAAGGTAGAAAGACTAATGGAAGTCAGGGATTTCTAAAAACAGCAACAGGAGATGGAAGAAATACTCCGACAAATGCTGAGTGTCTAAATTTAGGATTAGAGTGGACAGACGTAAATTTAAATAAACTTAATGATTTATTTAAGGTTCAAGGACAATATCCAGAGTTATTCTCATCCTTTGATGAAAGAGCACCGCTATCACAACAAGGTCCTCACACACCTCCTGGAAGATATTATACAATTGATGGTGTTGATAAACATAGATTTTTACATTTTAATAAACAAGATGAACAGAATACTGCTGTTCATCAAGCAGCAAATATATACAGACATAATCCAAAAAATAGTTTAGGTTATGATTTATATGGACACGAGGGTCATAATTTACCAAGTCCTAATAATGATAGACATACGTATGATAATACTATGGCATCATATCCTATATTCTTTGATTTTAATTCTGATTTAGTTAATAATAGTCCTGATGATGTAGGATATTGTGAGGATGGTGGTGGTGGTGTCTCTAATATCAATGATTTAGCATATGGTTGGGCGAGAAAGATGAGAGTTGACCCTACTTTGTCCGTATCAGGTGAGGAAAAATTCTATATTGGTATTCAGTTTACACGCACAGGAAACGGAGTGCCTGAATTTTTATATAATGGATTATCACATATTGCTTTATCAAGTATACCAGGTAATACAGGTAGAAGATTTGGATGGGATTATCATTTCTCTGCGTATGGTAATCCTTGTATGATTTTATATTCAGGTTTAGTTAACGCAAATAGTTTCACCACCAATATAGGGCAATTCTGTTATGATGAATTTTCCAGATACAGAGCAGCAATCAGCGTCGCCTCACATACAGGAAATATCAGAGATATTGCCCCTATGTATAATCAGATATTTTTAGGTGCTGATGAACCTGTTATTGGTTATGATACAACAGAAGAAAGGTTCTTTTTCAGTAATTTACATATGTCAGAAAGAGGAGGCAATCCATCAAATGCTGGTCAGGTAGAGCACGGAAGCAACCCTGAGGTTGATACTGTACCTACTGCTGATGATAGATGTTATAAAATCAATAAGAGAATGTTAGGTAATAATTATTGTCCGAATGTTGCTCCTTATACGGACGCATCAATAAGATTAGCGGCAGAAAGCGTATACCCCGAGCAATTGAAAATGTCTGAAAATTTAGAACCTTTTATTCCTTATGATGCGATGGGAGGTATATTCATAGAAGAAATAGTAGTTAAAGAAGATATTTGGGATGAAAACCTTATAGGTGTATTAGGATTTGAATATTCACAATTCAATAATGATAATGTAAACAGACAAATTAGTATTACAGATAGATTGAATAGTAATAATGTATCATCACTGACAACACAAGCACCTATCAGAGTTGATGATTTAGTATCTTGGACTAAGAACGGATATGGAAATAATACATATGACATAGGGCACGGAAAAGTTATGGCAAGAAGGATAGGAACAACACATCAAGGTCAATCATTATATCCTCCTGCTACTATATTCTTAGCAGATGGAGATAATAGCACTAAAATTACAGCACTGAACTTACCAACAAAGACAGCAAGACCTTACTATTCTATCAGAAGTGATATCATACCTCAGTCTCAGTTTATAGGTGGTAATCAAGATTTAACCAGAGCAACAGCAGGAGCAGTCAATAGACCTGTTGTTGCTATTGTAAATAAAGTCAACGGATATGGAGATTTCTATACAGGAGCAGAAAATCAAGTAGTATTTACTAATACAGAAAAAAGAGTTATAACTGCTATCAAGACCAGTATTCACGACCCTGATGGAAGTTATGCGAAAGTTGATAAGTCATCCTCAGTGATTTATAAAATCATTAAAGATAAACAAATTGACTTAACACCCTTAAAGACATTATTAGAAAGTAAAAGAAAAGCAGACCAGTTGATGGGACAACAAGTATCAAGTATGTTAAAGAATGTGGAGAATGAAAATCCTAATTTTAATTTTGCTTTACAGGGATTACAGCAACCTGATGTTCCTATACCTATGGAAGAGACACTCTCCGAAGAGCAGTTCTTCGCCGCGAGGTCTTCCGTGTAGGAGCAATATAAATAGGTGAAGTAGCGTCTTCTTCATCATAAACACCAAGTTTCCAAAGTGCTAAGACACAACATACGTAATAATCAATATCACCTATCTTTAATTTATATCTTTTGATATTCTGTATTTGATTTATATAGGATTTATAAATTTTAATTTGTTCAGGTAATTTTCTATTCATTTTTAATCCTGTCATTATTAGTTTACTCCCTAATCCTCGGAAGTATTCAATATTCTCATCTTTTGTTAATTTATTACAAGTTAATACTTTCAGATTTTTGTGATAGATAATTATACTCATATTGCTAATTATTATGTTTTATAATTTAAATCAAATTTCTTTATTTTTTATAATCGGTATTGCCATTACTGCTCCAAATTGTAAAAGTGTAATTATTACACTTTTCAAAATTATAGGATTATAACTTTTTGTATAGATTGGATAATACATTTTGATTTTATTAATATATTTTTTTATATCAGAAAATTTAAAATGTCAGACTTAGAATATTCAGATGTTAGTTTAAGGATGACTGATGAAGAATTACCATCTGTATCTGTATTAATACCTTGTTGGAGACGTAGAAAATTCATACCTCTGATGATAGCAAACATAGTAGGTCAAGATTATCCCAGAGAAAAGATAGAGTTATGTATCTTACAGGATGGAGACCAAGACTTATTCCTCAATAAAGAAAGATATGATATGTTTAAGAACTCAATAGGAGTTAAATTAAATTATGTATATGAACCAAATGTTAGAAGAACTATCGGTGAGAAACGTAATATGTTAGTTAAGATGGCAACACATAAGATATGTGCTATGATGGATAGTGATGATATTTATTTACCTTCATATCTAAGATATTCAGTGAATGCTATGAAACAATACAACGCTAATATTACATCATCAGCATCTATGTTATTTGTATATCCTAAGTTAGATTTCAAGATGACAGGTATTAGATGTAATTATAAACATCAGTGCCACGAGGCGTGTTGTGTATTCAAGAAGAAATTTTTTAGAGGGATGGGTGGATTTACCAAATCATCACAGGGTGAAGGAGTTAAGTTATTTCAAGGAACAAATCAAGATAAGATTATAAATTTAGATATAACTAAACTGATGGTCTGTGTAGCACACGAAGGAGAACAGGGTAATACTATTGATAAGAACCAATTTGGAGATAATACACTTGATTGTAAATTTCAAGATACTATCTATAAACAAATATTGATTGATATTTCAAAAGTGTAATTATTACATTTTTTTGTTTTATATACTATAAAATATGGGCAAAGCAAGAGATGGAAGCGAATGCTATACAAGACAGAATAAAGCAGGTGGTTCATACGTCACTTGTGAAGGTTCACAACAAGCGAGACAGAGGTTCGCAGGAGAGTTAAGAGGTTTACTCAGTGTCGGTGATAAACCTAAACCAAAAGTTGACTGGTCAAGAAGTGATACTGTTAGGGGTAGGTCAAGGAGAGCAGCAAAAGCAAGGAGACTAACAACAAGACCCGAAGGAAGAATAGAAACAGGTAGTATTAATCCAGGTTCTGTTATTACTGATTTTGATATGTCTTCATTTGTTCAAGAAAGACCTGGTGTAGTAGGTATGACTACTAATATGTCAGGGATTGAATTAGCAACTTATGATGCTCTGATGGGTATGGGAGAAGATGTTAGGACAGGTATACAAGCAGCAATCGCTGAAAGAGAAAAAGACGCACCTATACTGAAAATAAGTAAAAGTAATCCGAATGTTGGTAGATACGATGTTGAATTTTCAAGTGGAAAAATAGATACAGAAAGAGGATATTATGTAAAATTAAGAGATAAACCTTTGACAGAAGGTGAATTTGTTAAGTGGATACACGCTGGTCAAAGTATACAAAGTGAAAATCGCAAAAAAATGAAAGAACTTTTTAATGAAGTTAAAAGTCAGGGATTTAAACTTTATTTTGTATTAGAAACAGACCAAGAAGTGATGTTTGATAGTAATGTCGGTAATCCTGAAATTGATTTCAGTGCTTATCAATACAATGAACCTGCCCAAGAATTAAAAGTAGTTGCTCTTGATAAAAAAGGTAAAATAGGAAATCCATATATGTTTTGGAATAGGGGGACATATTCACGTCCACTGGATAGTCGCGATTTTGACCAAACAGGGATAGCGTCAACATATATGGGGCAGAAGATTTTAATGAATGAACATTTTTTTAGTTTCTTTAAACCAACTGATATAGGAGCAAGAATAAAATTTAACCCTCAACAATTTAACATAAAAGATTATATTTCTTGAAAAAAATGATAACGACAAGAAGTCAATGAAAATCTTTCAAAATCATTATAAATTTGATTTATACATATTTTTAGATTATAACAAAAACAATACAACATACAATATGGCAAACTACTCTGAAATGACACACGCTCAACTGGTTGCTCTCTGCTCCAAGCAGCAGGATAGGATTGAAGACTTAGAGTATGACCTCAAAGAAGCAGAGGAATACCGAGATGACCTTGAAGACTTACAAGCAGACCTATCAGACCTTGATGTCTATAAGGATGGTCTTACTGGTGTATGTGATTACAATGATGTAGTATGCTATATCAAAGCAAGACTTGAAGAGATTGAAGAACTGAAAACAAGTATCCAAACTACAACATCATATCATACAGACAAGAATGAACTTCTCCAAAAAGAGATTGAAGACCTCAAAGAAGAAGCAGTCCAGAACAAACAACTCTTTGATACAACATTTGGAGAGTTAATGAAACTCAAAGAAGCATCTGTTCCAAAAGAAATACTATTTGCCGAAAGAAGAGGTCTCAAAGAGCAGATTTCAGACC